GGAGGACTCCGTGGTGTTGAACTTCACGTAGGAGTCGATTTCTCCAGAGCCTCCGGAAAGTGAAGGAAAGTAGCAGGTGATTTCATCAAAGGCGGAATTTGCCGCCATGATGCATTTGTCCTGATGTGCCGTATCCAAATCCTGAAAGATGAAGTCCCAGACCGAGCACGGGATTTCCTGCACGCCGTTGCCGCTCAACTGAAAGAAATTGCCCGACGACATCCAGTAGACGATGCCGCGCATCGTACAGACCGCGTGTTGCCCGATAAGCCCACACCCGGAACTGATCTTGTTGAACCCGAAGACCAACGGAGGGCCGATATACTGCATCGCCCAGACATCAAGGTCGGTCCAGATCAGCGCCTGTTGCGGGCCTTGAATTCCACCGACGATCATCGAGCCGGTCGGGATGCGAAACGATCCGGCCTGCGTCGCGATCGTGACCGTCCAGTTTTCGAAGTCCTCCGAATCCGACCAGCGAACGGTCAGCGGGTCCTGCTGCTCACCAACCGCTACCGAGGCCCACGCGACCAGAATCTGTTCCGGCATGGCGACGAAAATGCCGCCGTTGAAGATCGGGGCTTGAACGACAAGCTTTGCATTCACAAAGCCGCCGTCGGGCGACCATTGATAGATGCCGCCGTTCTTCGGGCACGCCAGAAGTATCTGGCCCCAGTTGTCGAGGCTCCAGTTCGTGGCCGTTATCGGTGTCCCTGTCTGGCTGGCAGGAACGATACCGGAGCCAAACCCGCCGGCACCAAATGCCCCGACACCGAACCCGACACCCGCGGCCTGCGGACCAAGCGCGATGTAGTAGACGATCTGCGCTGCCCCGGCATTCATGCTGAAGGTGGCCAGCGAGGTCGCAAGAGCACTGACCGCGATCGTGAACTGGTTTGCCGTCGGAACAGTCAGTGCCGTGTATGTGCCAAGAACCGTAACGCCGCCGCCCGTGGTCGAGATCGGAAAGGTGAACGGGTCCCCGACCGACAATCCATGAGCAGCGAAGTTGACGGTAACGATTGAACTCCCGCTCGCCGTCACGAATTGAGGAACCGCGCCTCCGTTCGATACGCTTGAAACGGCTACCTGATCGTCGATGATATTGTAACTGGTCGCGCCGCCAATCGCATCGATTGGATACGCGCCCTTGAGAACGAGCCCACCAACAGCGATCGGGGTGTTGAAGAACACCGAGTCATAGGTGGTGACGTTCGATATACCGGCATCAACCACCGTGACGGTCGAGGTCGAGATCAGCGTGGTGAAGTCGGGAGTGGGATTCGTCGTCTTGGTCTGCGGCGTGATGGTCTGGAGAGCGCCGCTGGTGATGACATCGAGTTCGGTTGTCGTGCCGATTGCCAGGTGAGAAACGGAGTTGAGGTCGGCCCAGGGATGAATATCCTTGGGGACACCTCCGAGAGAGAACGAGTAAAACCTAGTCCAGCCCCCCAGCTTTTCGACCAGCCCGCTCTTGAACCGGATCAATTGCGAGACCGAAATGCCGGCCTCGTTGAGCGCATAGGTCTTCTCGGTATCGACTGAAGGACGGAGACGAAGTGCCGCCATGGGCATTGTGTCAGGCCGCCCAGATCATGGTAATTCCGCCAATATACGCTGGCGGCATGCCGTTGACTGGAGTGCTGACGCCACCCTGAGGGGAGCCGGTAAACGCCTGTGCCGCAGCGGTGCCGGTTAGCTGCGCAAGCTGCATTCCATTTCCGGCGCCATTTATTTGCGTCCCCCCAGGTTGTCCAACCCAAGTGCCTGCCTGTTGTCCGGCAATCGTGACAGCCGACGCGGCGTTGCTGCCAGATGGTGTGTATGGGGGAAGATTGGTGGTTCCGAGCGTTACATTCTGCGCGCCACCCGCCGCGAACAGAGAGTTACCGTTGATACCGGAGCCCGCGCTCGTGATGCGGTTTGTTGATCCATCAAACGCAAACCGCGCCCGCCCACGCGCATCGGGCAGCGTGGTTCCTCCGAGCTTCTTATTCAATAGCGGATAAGTGACGGCGCTGAATGTCTGACCATAGCAAGGCAGGGCTGGAGGAACGGTGCAGGCCGAAACCCATGCCGGGATATCTGATCCGGCGTCATCCCAATATTCTCCGATGCGCCCGAGATTGATGAAGCTGACATTCGTGCCGTCCCAATAGACTTGGCTCGAGCCTTCGGGCAGCGCGACGACATTGCCTGATCCACCCGTAATCGTGACAACGAAAGCGCCGAGGGTATTATTCTCGCAAATCCACGACTTCCGGATTGCACTGACATTGATTGCGACGTTGCCCGAAAGTGTCCCGGTGAAGCGGAGAATTGCCGCCTGTGCTTCGGTCGCCGAAAGCGTGACCGGCGCATTGGTGAGCGACTTCGTGGTGACGGTGCCGAACGCTATGTCCAGAATGAGGGAATTATTGTTGATGGGATCGGCGTTCCATGTGTCAACGTTAGCGCCGTGCGCTGGGGTGCTAAGCTGAATGTTAGTCGTCGTGGGCATATTCAAGCCTCATCGGCCCGCGCAGAACGCAGGGAAGTCAGTTCAAATTGTGCGAAGGATCAGCGGCTCGGTGTAGCCAGCGGCGTTGGACTCATTGAAGACCACGCGCCCGCCGAGTATCGCTTGCGCAGTTCCTCAATATTGGCGGACTGGAATATCTTGTCGTATTGCCCCTGCCAGGAGACCGCGGACTTTGGATCATCCGCCTGCGCGCCCCAATTGCGTTGGTAGCCCGTCATGAAGATCATCGAGGCGGCCACGAACAGGTCAGGAAGATAGAGCGTGAGATACGTTTCGGTCGTCACCGTTTCTGCAAGTGGTGTTGGTCGGATTGTCCCGATGCACTCGACCGTATACGCCGCATCCGGTGCCGGGCCGACGAGGATTTGCTGATCCGTCACCATCGCGTATTGTTCGGGAACGTCAGCCCCCGTCGTGCTCGGCCAGAAGAAGTCCATTGCATCCCGCGTGATAGGCACCAGCGGGTTTCGTGTTCCGTTGTCGGGTATAGTCTCGGTCGACGGGGTTATGACGTTGAACCCATTGGTGACGACGAACCGGCCCGATGTCGTCGGCAGCGTGAACGAGCGCGTCCCAACCGCCAGCAACCCATTCTGTCGCGTCACCGTGTTGAGCAAATCCAATTCGCGGTAGAGCCGCTGTTCCGCCGACTCGATGCATTCCGGCAAGATTTGCAAAAACTCAGTGTTGGCCGGATCGATGACTGTCAGGTTTGCGATCGTGGCTTTCCATGTGGCGTAGTCCACGTCAGACCACCCACGTTGTCAGGGACGAGACCGGAGAGAACGTCGCCGACTGATAATCGTTCGCGAATGGATATGTGGTCAGCACCCCCATGATCGTCCCATCGGTCAGCGTCACGTTGAATGGATGCGCGGCACCTTGGGCCGCAACGATTGTCACGGCCCCCACCTTGTCGGCTATCAACCCAAGAACAACATCGGCGCCATCGGTCTTATTGATGAGCACCTTTAACGCGCTGTCCGGGACATCGTAGGGGCCAGCCGCCGTTACGATGATCCAATCGGCGAATGTACCGCCACCAGCAAGCGCGGCTATCTGCGCCGTGGTGCATCGCTTGTCCGTCCCGCCCTGAACAACCCATGCGCTCTCCGTGCCGTCCAACCCCGTCGCCACGGGGAGCTGCAGCATGTTGGTTGAGGCTGTGGACATGCGTCAGAAATCCGGCGGGAACAACACGGGGTCATTCGGATCGGGGCTCGGCGTGACCTTGCCCATCATGACGATTTCGGTTCCGCCGGTCGTGACGAACCATGTGTCGTCCAGCGTTGTCATGTTGGATGGGACCTCGATGTCGTAGGGCTCAGGTCGCGGATTGAAGACCGGCAACGGATCGGGCGGAAGAATGATTGTGCGAAGCTGAATTTGCGGGCGGTCGAGGCACGTATTCGTGCAAACCAGAATGCGCAGATTTTGAAGTTGTAGACCCTGATACTGATACTGCCAGCGAAGGTCTTTCAGGTTGTAAGTGAAACCACAGCGGTCGCAAATTCCCAGAGCGGAAGGACGGCGCGCATTAACTCGAGCCCTTCCTGTGGGATGCCAAGGGCCTGACATTAGCGGTAGTATCCGCCAATCATCGGCACGATATTCATGGCAACATTTTCGGTGTCGTTGGTGGCCGCTATCGCCCACGCCTCAACAGCATCTGCCTTGCGTATCTGTTCCTTTTCAGGTGCGTAGACCCGCGAGAGTCGATACCCCACCTCCGCACAGAGGGCGTCAAGAAAACGGTTCGGAACGTCTGGGGTCTCTCCGCCAGGAATATTTGCATCCTGCAACTGGCGAGCAATCTGGAGGTGCGCCGTGTAGGTCTGCGCGTCGTCCGGAACGAGGTAGAACGATAGCTGCGGAATCGTCTGCCTGTTCAGCCAGAATTGACTGGGAAAGCCCTCTGAATTCTTGTTCGGAAGGCTGGCGTACTCGAACTCGGATAGGGGCCAGCAGATGCGGTCTTGCTGCGATGTTCCTGATCCGGTGCGAATGAAGCATGACAGGATCATTACGGTGCGCGCCGGCAACGTGTAGGTCGCCGTGCTCGCCACCAGCGAAACCGGGTA